AGTTTGGGTTAAAACTACCACTCCGGGACTTGGTGCAAATTGGTTAATTAAACAGTATAATTCATCGTCACAGTCATTTACTAATGTATTAGCACCTATTTACAATAGTTCTGTATCTGCGTTGTTTGCATTAGATCAATACGGTGGTGGTGTTAATATTCCTGCGGGATCTATCTTTATTGAAAGTAATTTTAATCATGGTATAAGCGGAGATTACACAGCAGATTTTAAAATATGGAGCAGAACAAATTCTGGTCCTGCATCTATTGTAGTTAATACAACAAATAACAAGATTACAACCAACAGTACAATTACTATTAGAGAAACTCTAGCTAACAGCAAAAATTGGGGCGACACTACTACTATCACAGTAATAGGTAGCACAACTACATCAGTAGCTTCACAACTTGCATCAGCTATTGGCGCTTCCTCGTTAGTAAATGTTCGAGTATCATACGACAATGTAAATAATAAAATGGTTGTTAGTCATGCATTAGGCGGTGATATTGAATTAGCCGACGGCACTAATCAACCATTAGCGAACGCATTTTCAAATTTTAATCCATTTGATCCGGTAACTAAAACAGGTATTCAGCATTTATTCCCAGCACCAACTGGCGATACGTATAATGAAAATGACTCTTACGATTACATCATCACTAACTGGGCTCCTTTAGTTTATCTAGCACAAACAGATACACCTAGCACTGCTCCAGCAGACGGCACACTATGGTACGATGTAGTACTATCTGCCGATATTATGGTTAATGACGGTGAGGCTTGGGTCGGCTACAGAAATGTATACCCAGACACAGATCCAGCAGGACCTTATATTGGTGTAACAGCTCCTTTACAACAAAGTACAGGCGCCGCACTAGTAACTGGTGATATTTGGATGAGTACAGCCAACATTGAAAATTATGGAAAATACATCTACGTTTATGATGCATCTTTAGTGGTTAACGACCCTGTAGCAGGTTGGGTACTAAGCGATGTAACAGATAGCACTTCACCAGAGGGTTGGTTATTTGCTGATGCTCGCTGGGCAACAACTGGCGGCGACGGTTTGATACCTATGTTTGATCAATCCCCAATCGCCGATTTATTAAACAGCAACTATGTTGATCCCGATGCACCAAATCCGCAATTATATCCAAGAGGATTAAAATTATTTAATACACGACGTTCTGGATTTAATGTTAAAAAATATCATAGAGGTTATATAGATATTAATGCAAACAACGGACAAAATCTTGCATATCAAAATGAAGTAATGAACGGACCTGTGCCTTATTTTGCAGATCGTTGGGTTACAGCAGTAGCAAATAATCAAGACGGTTCTGGTAAATTTGGTCGTCATGCACAACGTGGCGTAGTAGTACAATCACTTAAAGAGCTAGTTGATACTAACAACGATTTAAGAGACACAGATACATTACTTTACACTTTAATAGCATGTCCCGGATATGCAGAATTAATACAAAACATGGTTGCATTAAACACAGATATCAGTCAATTAGCAATGGTAGTAGGAGATACACCATTCCGATTAACACCAGATGCAACATCTTTATCACATTGGGCGGAAAATTCTTCACTTGCGTTCGATAACGGCGATGCGGGTGCTACGACTCATGACGAATATTTGGCAATGTTTTATCCAAGCGGATATACAACAGATAATTCCGGAAATAACATTGTAGTACCTCCAAGTCATATGGTCTTACGCACAATCATTAATAGCGATAATAAGAGCTATCCTTGGTTTGCTCCAGCAGGCTTACGCAGAGGCGTAGTTGATAATGCTAGTTCAGTAGGTTATATTGATAGCCAAACTGGCGAATTTAAAACAGCAAGTTTATATCAAGGAATTCGTGATGTATTACAAGATCCGTCAGGATTAGTAAACATCAATCCGATTGCTACAATCCCAGGTGCAGGTTTAGTATTATATGGACAGAAAACAAGATCGCCTGTTATTTCAGCATTAGATCGTATTAATGTTGTAAGATTAATCGGGTACTTGCGCAGACAGTTGGCAATTATTGCAAAACCTTATTTGTTTGAGCCAAATGATGCACAAACACGTAGAGAAATTAAAGCATCTATGGATAGTTTTTTAGTAAATTTAGTTAATCAACGTGCTTTATACGACTTTATTGTAGTGTGTGATACTTCAAATAATACACCTGCTCGGGTTGACCGTTCAGAATTATGGGTAGACATAGCTATTGAGCCCGTGAAAGCAGTTGAGTTTATATATATTCCATTGAGAGTATTGAATACCGGTGCGATTGCATCTGGTGGCAAGTAATAAGTAAAACATTAAAGGAAAAATAAAATGGCAATTTCAAGTCTAAGTAAATTAACAGTTCCGGCCCCGGGCGCAGCCAATAACAGCCAAGGTATGTTAATGCCTAAATTAAAATATCGCTTTCGTGTGGTATTAAGTAATTTTGGTGCAAACGGTCAGCCCGCTACCGAATTAACAAAACAAGTTATGAATATGACAAGACCTGCCGTAACTTTTGAAGAAATCAAATTGCCGGTTTATAATAGTACTATTAAAATGGCGGGTAAGCATTCATGGACAGATGTTAAATTAACATTAAGAGATGATATCGGTGGCAACGTTACTTCTTTAGTTGGTCAACAATTACAGAAACAGTTTGACTTTTTTGAACAAGCATCAGCTCCGGCGGCTATTGATTATAAATTTCAAACTTATGTACAAATTCTCGACGGCGGTAATGGTGCATTTGAACCACAAATATTAGAAACATGGGAATTATTAGGATGCTATGTTAAAACAGCAACTTATTCAAACGTTGATTATAATAGTGGTACAGACCCTGTTGATGTTGCGTTAGATATCACATACGATAACGCATTACAAGTTGACACAAACGGATTAGTCGGACCAGGAGTAGGCGGACCGGGCTACGGATTAGGATTCAAAGGCAACGCGGCGACAGGTTAATACTCAGTAGGTTACATCTGTATAGCAGGTGATCTTAAAATCCCACTTTTACAGTGGGATTTTTTATAGGATAAATATTGTTATGGCCCTTAATCAAGCATTTACAAATTTCTTAGGAAACACCGGCGAGACTACGGTGAGAGATTACCAACACGCGAGTCAATTATATGTAAGCAACAACTATGCCAAGGCTCCAAAAGTAGGATTTTTATATTTTATAACATTTAGTATTAATACCGCAGTTCCGTTAGATGCAGGATGGCAAGGTAAAGAAGTAGGGCTACTAGTTAAAAAAATTGATTTACCAAAATTTAATTTAAAAACTGAAACAATAAATCAATACAATAGAAAAACTATTGTACAGACCGGTTTAACATATACAAATATTAATGTTGAATTCCATGACGATAACAGCAACCTTACAAGAGATTTATGGACTAATTATTATCGTTATTATTTTATGGATAGCACGTACGGTACAGGCGAAGGAAACGTAGTCCCTCCAGAATTTAAAGACACCAAATATAATGCAAACGATTACTCATATGGTTTAGACAGTTACCAAAGCGCACCTTTTTTTGATTCTATTAATATTTACGTACTACATCAACAAAAATTTACACAGTATACACTGGTTAATCCTATGGTCGAAAATTGGACGCATGATAATTTAGATCAAGATCAAGGTGGAAAAATACTAGCTAACAAAATGACAGTAGCATACGAAAGTGTTTTATATAATAAAGGACAAATTGTAAGAGGAACTACTCCGGAAGGATTTGGCGCTCAATATTATGATCAAGCACCTAGTCCGTTAGCAGTTGCTGGGAAAAATAGTAACGGAATTCCGCCTGCGGGATCCTCTGCTGTTTTTGGTACACCCCCTGGCCCGAGTCAAACAGTAGAAACTCCTGTTAATAGATTTTCAAATAATCGAAGACAATCCGGCCTTGTAGATCGCCCACAAAATATAGAAAAATATGATAATAATTCGTATAGTGTACTTGATGGGGTATTGGGAAATTTACAAAGTGCCGGTGCAGAGAACAACAGAATTATACCCAATCCAACAAATACCCGATTAAATCCTAATTCAAATATAACATTACCCCAGTACCCTAGTGTACAACCTAATCCCATTTTTAAGGCACCAGCAACATCTACTTCTTTATTTGGATCTAATTTACCGATAAATCCCTTTAGTGCGGTTGATGACAGGATAA